TATAAGAAAATCTACATTCACCCACGTTGTCAGCAAACATTGAATGAATTTCGTTTGTATAGCTACAAAACCGACCGCTTGTCTGGCGATGTGTTGCCAACATTAGTTGATGCCCATAACCACTATATTGATGCGTTGCGGTATGCGCTTAATCCTCGTATTCAGCGGAAAGGGGATTTTAGCCAAAATCCACTTAAACTTTACTAAGGATAATTTATGTCTGATGTTTCTATTGTTATGCGTGAAATCAGGGCGTTGAATGAAAAAGGTGTAATGATTGATGATTTGCTTGGCGGAACAAAAACAATGCGACAAGCAGGGAAAAAATACCTTTATCAATTCAGTCTTGAGGAAGAAGAGGCTTATAAAAACAGACTTAACCGCTCAACGCTTTATCCTGCTTTATCGGAAACGCTCTACCAAATGACAGGTAGAGTTTTTTTTGAGCCGATTACGACAAATAACGTTCACGATAAATTAAAGCAAGATATTTTGCCTGATGTGGATTTAGAGGGAAATAATGTCGATGTGTTTTCTTCTCGTTGGTTTAATGCAGGTTTAACTTATGGCGTGGCGTGGTGCTTAGTGGATTACACCCGTACTGAGAATATTCGTACCATTGCTGATGAGAAAGCGGCTAATGCTCGTCCTTATTTTATTTTGATTAAGCCTAAAAATGTTTTGGGATTTAAAACGGATAAAATCAAAGGAAAACGACAAATCACGCAGTTTCGCTATATGGAAGATGTTGCGGTAGATGATGGCGAATTTGGCACGAAGATTGAGAAGATTATTTATGTGTATGAAATCGGCCGTATGCGTAAGTATAAAGCGGCAGAGGGGCAATGGACGCTGATTGATGATGTGCAACTTCTTGCTCAAAATCGACCGCTTGAAGTGGTGCCTGTTGTGCCGTTTATTACGAAAGAAAGCAATGTGTTTGCATTAGGTGAGCCGCCGTTGCTTGAATTAGCCTATTTGAATATTAAGCACTGGCAATCACAATCCGATCAGGACAACATTTTAAATACCGCTCGTGTGCCGTTATTAGGGATTTTCTCCGATACTGAAGTCAATAAGCTACAAGTTGGTGGCAGTGCGTTACATTTACCTGCAGGTTCTCAGGTTGCTTATATCGAACATTCAGGTAATGCGATTAACGCAGGGCAAGAGAGTTTGAAAGAGTTGGAAAGCCAAATGCGTGTTGCCGGGGCGAAACTCTTAGATAAAACGGTGTTAGCGATGACCGACAGCCAAGCTAAAGATGAGCAGAGTAAAGAAATCAGTTTATTGCGATTGTATGCGAATAAGTTTGAAGATGCGTTAGATTTAGCGTTGGAATACGTTGGATTATGGTTAGGTATTGATGATGTTGGTAAGGTAGAGATTAGCGGTAATATTGATGACGATCTCGATCCAAATGCCTCAATGGATATGGTCATTAAAATGCAACAAGCAGGCACACTTTCAAAACAAACCGTCTTTAATGAGGCGAAACGTCGTGGGCTGATTAGTGATAATGTGGAATGGGAAGATGAACAGGCTCGCTTAAATGAAGAAGGGGTAGATTATGGCCTTGAGTTCGCAGGACAAACCGAAACAAAGCCTGAATAGTCGTATTGCATACGCATTAACTGATCGCAAAATTCTGCATTTTCGTTATGATGCACATCTTAGACAGCAGGTAATGAAACAGCTGAGTAAAACACAACGTGAGTTGCTCAATCGTTTAGCAGCCGCAGGTGTGGATGCTTTACCTAAAAAGCAATTAGACACACTGCTTAAGGAGCTTAAGCAAGAAGTGGCAAAAGTCTATCAAGAAATGACCGCTTACACGCAAGACGAGTTAAGCGGTTTTTTCACGGCGGAAACCCAACATATTCATCAGCTTTACAATGATGAAGTCGGCTTTGATTTTTTTAATCAAGTGCCTGAATATAAGCAAAAAGCGAATAAAACCGCAACGATTATTGCAGGTTCACCTTTAGAAGACTGGTGGGCAAAGCAAGGCAATGATTTTGCCTTTAAGTTTGAGGGAATTATTCGCCAAGGGTTGTTAGATGGTCAACAAACAAGTCAAATGATTACCGATGTTAAGCATTTGATGAATACGTCTCGTAGACACGCTGAAACCTTAGTCATTACTGCAGTGGCTAAAGTGGCAGATAAAGCTCATCAAGCCTTAAGAGATGAAAACCTTGATATTTTGGCAGGAGAAAAACACCTTTCTACATTAGACACTCGAACATCAACCGTATGTCAATTAAGAGATGGGTTAATGTGGGATTTAGATAAAAAGCCGATAGACCACGATGTACCTTATCAACGACCGCCTTTGCACCCACGTTGCCGCAGTATTTTACAGCTTGTAACCAAGAGCTGGAAAGAGCTTGGGATTGATGCAGAAGAAATGCCGTCAAGCACGAGAGCAAGTCAAGACGGCCCTGTATCAGAGCAAATTAACTACGAAAATTGGTTGAAAAGCAAATCGCCTGAGCAACAAGATCAGGTATTAGGCAAAGGTAAGGCGGATTTATGGCGTAGAGGTGTAATTACTTTTGCGGATATGTTGGATCAGAGCGGTAGACCGTTGACTTTGGCAAATTTAAATGCAAAATTTAATACTCAAGATGGAGTAATAAAACAAATGCGTTCAAATTGGTCAGACGATTTTCCCGATACAGTTATAGATAGAAAATTAGGTGATGCAACATCTCACCCTCTTTATGAATTAGCTAAGAGAGGGGATATTGATGCAGCTTACCATTTGGCAAAAGATCTTGTTTCAGATGAAGCAATTGATAAATTGCGTAAAATCATCGCTGGTCGGAATGTTATTATTGTTCCGGTTCATGCTGAAGAAGCAGTTGGTAGAAATATGATTCCTGTAGCAACTGCTACAGTGCTAGCGAAGAAATTGAATGTAAAAGTCGATCTTTCCATTGTTCAAGCAACTAAGGTTTCTAGAACAGCAGGTGATGGTTGGCATAGATTGATTTATTCCCCTGCATTTGATGGAGAATATCCTAAAGGTCAACTGGCTATTATTCTCGATGATACTCAAACGCAAGGCGGTACATTAGCCAGCCTTAAAGGGTATATTGAGCAACAAAATGGCAAAGTTGTTGGTGCTTATGCTTTGACAGGAAAACAATATTCTGTACAATTACGACTATCTAAAGAAACACTGAATCAATTGAGGGAAAAGTATGGCAGTATTGAATATTGGTGGACGGCAGAATTTGGCTATGACTTCTCAAAACTCACAGAATGGGAAGCGAGATTTATCCTCAATTCACGTAAGACAGCTGACGAAGTCAGAAATACAATCATTGCGAGAAAGCAAGCGTGAAGCCTATGAAAGAATGATGAAATTAGATTAAGCACTAGGTATTAATGCTTATTTCTAAACCAAACAATTTTTCTACTAACCTAGCCTAAGTGCTAGGTTTTTTATACCTAAATTTCAACTAAACCGCTTATACAGCAATGTGTAAGCGGTTTTTTATTGCCTGTAAGATAGAAAAGTACACTCGACAAGTAGCGTTTGTGTCTCCCACTCGCTATTTCTTACAGGTTTCTTTTTAGTGGGAAGAAACTAGGAGGCATTTATGCAAGCATTAAAAGCAAAATTCTTTGGTTCAGAAATTTTAGTCATCAATCATAACAGCAAGCCTTATGTGCCGATGAAACAGATTGTAGAAAATATCGGTTTAGTCTGGCACGCACAATTCGAGCGATTACAGCGCAATGAGGTTCTTTCGCAAGGTATTCGTGTTATACGAATACCTTCAAATGGTGGTGAACAAGAAGCGGTTTGTTTACCATTGCACTATCTCAATGGGTGGCTATTTGGGGTCAAAGTTTCCAAAGTTAAGCCAGAATTAAAAGAGAAACTTATTCGTTATCAAAAAGAATGTTACGAAGTGCTTTGGGATTACTGGACTACGGGCGTAGCGAAGTGGGATGAAATTCGACAACGGCGAGAAGTTCTAGAAGAAAATGAAAACGCATCAAAAAAACGCGCAAGCGAAGCAGGACGAGCATTACAAAAACGAAAATTAGAAAAGCATACTTATGAAATTGGTATAGCACGGCTAGATAGAATGGAACAGTTATTACTTGATATTTAAGGTGTGATTATAACGATCGCACCTTTTTTATTACATGAAAATTAACCGCACTTTCGCAAGATCGTGCGGTTTTTATTATCCACGTTTCGGAAGAAACACAAACTTACTTAGGAAGGAAATCCAAATGAAATTAAAACTTGATGAAAAAGGCAATGTTGTGGTTGTAGATGGTAAACCTGTGTATATCCACGATGACGGGAAGGAAATCCCTTTTGATGCACCGCAAGCAATGCAGAAAATTTCTTCGCTCAATGCTGAAAACAAACAACACCGTGAGGCTAAAGAGAAAGCGGAAGCAGAACTCAAAAAGTTTGACGGGATTGATGATGTAGCAAAAGCAAAAGAAGCCTTAAAAACGGTGGAAAACCTTGACGCTAAAAAACTGATTGATGCAGGTGAAGCGGAAAAGGTTAAACAAGAAGTGATTAAGGGTTATGAGCAAAAGCTGGCAGATGCTAAAGCGTTAGCAGAGAAAGTACAAGGGCAGTTACATACTGAGTTAATTGGCGGCTCATTCGCTCGCTCTAAGTTTGTCACAGAGAAATTGGCAATGCCTGTTGATGTGGCTCAAGCGTTCTTTGGTAAGCATTTTAGCATTGATGAAAACGGTGCAATTTTGGCAAAAGATGCGCTTGGCAACGAAATTTTCAGTCGAGTGAAACCAGGGCAACGTGCGGATTTTGAAGAGGCGTTAGAGGCTTTAGTGGATGCTTACCCTAACAAAGATTCTATTCTAAAAGGCTCTGGCTCAAGCGGTGGTGGCGGTGGTGCTGGCTCTCCCGCTGGCAAACAATTTAAACGTAGCCAAATGACCCCTGAAGAGATGAACAAGTTTATTCAGGAACACGGTCGTGAGGCATATCTTAATCTACCTAAAGAATAAAGGAAAACATTATGGCAACAGGCTTAAACAAAGATGTGATTATCTACAATGAACTGGCTCAAACTGCATATTTAGAGCGTATTCAAGATAATCTTAATGTATTTAATGCTGCTTCAAACGGCTGCATTTTATTGCAAGATGAGAATATCCAAGGCGATTTTCGCAAACAATCTTTTTACAAAATCGGTGGTTCTTTGGAACATCGTGATGTAAATAGTAATGGCGCGGTTGAGAATAAAACCATTGCGATGGGTGAAATGGTTGGCGTGAAAATTCCGTTTAAATACGGCCCTTATGCAATTACGGAAGAGGCAATGAAACGCCGAGCGAGAAGCACGGAGGAGTTTTCTATCCTTATTGGCCAAGACTATGCGGATGCATTATTAGACGGTTATTTTAAATACCTGACTGCTGGTGCAATCGCGGCAATTGGGACGAATGGTGATATGAAAGCCTCGGCGTCTATTGCAACCGATCACAAAAAAGTATTGACCAAAGGGATGCGTAAGTTTGGGGATAAATTTGGGCGAATTGGTTTATGGGTGATGGACTCTGCTGTCTATTTTGATCTGATTGATGATGCAATTACAAATAAAGTATTTGAATCGGAAGACCAGATTATTTATGGCGGTTTACCGGCAACAATGGGCAAGCCTGTGTTAGTAACGGATAAAGCCAAAGCTAACACCATTTTAGGCTTACAAGCCGGAGCAATTACTATCACGAATTCGCAATTACCGGGTTTCCGAGCTTATGACATTAACAGTGAAGAAAACTTAGCGATTGGTATTCGTGCGGAAGGAACATTTAACCTTGATGTTTTAGGTTATTCGTACAAAGAAAGTGCGGGAGCGAACCCTAACCTTTCGACCATTGGCACGGAAGCAAGTTGGCAAAAATATGCGACCAGCAATAAAAATACGGCTGGCGTGTTAATTGAATTAAGCTAACTAAGTTAAGTGAATATAAAAGCGGTGCGTTTTTGCAAAAAATTAACAAAATCGTACCGCTTTTTATGTTGAGAAGGAGTAATCAATGCAATTAATTTATACAACGCAAACCACAGGATTTGAACCGCATAAACATTACCGAAATCCGCTGTATTTTGAAAAAGCAGAAAGTAAGGTGACCGATGTGGTGATTTATGGGGATTTTCCTAAGATTGCACAAGCGTATCAATCCTTAGGGGTTAAGGTTCAATGGGTTGATGAACAATCTGATAAAAAACCATTAGACAAGATGACCGTGCCAGAATTAACCACCGCACTTAAAGCCTTAAATGTGGAAATTCCACAAGGAGCGAAGAAAGATGAGCTGATTGCGTTATTAAAGCAAGCGAAAGGGGGCGACAATGACCCTGAACGTACCAACGGATAGTTATGTTTCCCTTGAAGAGGCAAATGGCTACCATCAATTGAGGGCCAGTTTTGAGGCGTGGAATGAACTTGATGATGAACAAAAAGCTCGGCGCTTAGTCAGTGCATCAGATTTTCTCGATCATAATTATCGTTTTGTGGGAGAGAAAGCAGATCCTACGCAAATCAGACAATTTCCACGTCAAGAAAGTAGTCAAGAGAGTAGCGAAATTCCGTTACAAGTGAAATATGCGGTTTGCGAATTAGCATTGCAATCAGATCTAAATCAGAACACAGAGCAGAAGATGGCAAGCGTAAAAGTGGGCCCTGTTTCTGTCAATTACGAAAATCAAGCGGTTATCAGTGGTAGCAGCAATCGGTTTGAGTATGTCAAAACCTTGCTTTCTCGCTTTTTAAATTCATCATCTACTAACAATGTGTCCTTGTTAAGGGGGTAGGCTTGTACGGTAAACTAAAGCAAATCTCCAAGCAGTTAATTCAGAAGTTTGGTTCGCCTTGTGTGATTAAAACACAAATATCCGGGCAATACGATCCAGCCACGGGAAAAATGCAAACTGAAATCAGTAAACAGAATGCTTACTGTCTTTTTGATAATCTGGCTTATGATTTTTCAGTAAACCGAGAATTTGCAACGGTACAGCAAGGCGACGTGGTGATTTATCTGACAGAAAAAGCAGAAGTCGGCTCAGCGGTTGAAGTGAATGGCGAGGTGTGGAGCATTATTGCCGTTCAGCCGATAAAACCTGCTAGTGTAGCAATGCTTTATCAATGCCAAGGGAGAAAACAATGAGTAGTTTTATTGCACAAATTCAGCAACAAATTGAGCAGATTGAGCAACGGAAAAACTTAGTTATTCGTAAAGTGGCGTTAGAGGCTTTTGCGAAAGTGCAAGCGAAATCGCCTGTTGATACAGGGGCGTTAAGACGAAGTTGGACTGTTGCACCATTTTCCCTAAAGCAGAAATTTCCCATTTCTGCTTTTATTTTATAAAATTCCCATAAAAACAAATACTTACATAGTATTTGATAACTAATTACACACTAAAAACCACGTTTTCTACCCCCTGTTTTTTATAAAAAACAGTCATTTCCTGATCGATTTTGATCTGTTCTAAAATTAATTGCACACATTTGCACACATCAACTGCACACATCAACTGCACACATTTGCACACATTCACAATATCGGTGCGTGCTTGATACACAAGGGATAGATCGTGATGCACAATAAAAATCCGTCAGTTAAAAATGGGGATATTGTGCGAAAGGTAAGTACAAAGGGCGAATGGTTGTGGGTGTGGATTTGGGGGTAACAAAAAGCGACCGAAGTCGCTTGGGTTTAAACAATATTTATTTAAGAAATCGAGATTTATTTTATCTCTTCAAACCGTCTAAAATGTTCGGCTATTTTTGCTGAGTGACAATTTTGAAAAATTTCCGCAAATAAAACAATATCAGATAGCTTTGATTTTATTTTTTGATGAGCATCAGGAGTAATAAAATCTAAGATAAGAAAAGTATTCTCTTCTAATTCGTGTTTAGTATAAATGAGATAATTATCACTTTTACGATTTTGACCTGTTTTCTTTTTCCATCGTTCAAAATCTTCATTAGATACGGCTACGTGTACCTTTTTTACTAATGCTAACATCGCGCGCGGATTTTCTTCAAATGCTCCCCAGTTTCCAATAGTATCGGGACGAAAATGCCCCATTGACTGTTCTAATAACATTAAATCATTAATTAATTTGGCTAAACCATCGGTCATAATAACAAATGGACTAAGATAAATCTCAACCATTGTATTTTGTCACCAATTCATCTAAATCAGCCTGAGTAAAATTTGATTTACTTGGCACAATGGAATAATGATTTGTTTTTTCACGCATTTTTTCAGTAAATACACTGAATTTAAAAACTTCAGCCGTAAAATGTTTAAAGATAGTGCGTTCCGAAATATTATTTCTTAAAAATTCAATATATTTCTGACGAACCATTTGAGCTAATGAATTTAATCCTGTATCAATAAAAATAAGATCATTGATAACTTTTTCAGGTTTTGACATTGAACGAACCACATCATTTAATAGAGCGATAGTTTCATTCAATTGAGACAACACGGAAAAGAAATACCTTTCATCAACATTTTGGTGAACAAGAATTTGAGATGTTTGTTTGACCTGTTGCATTAGATTTTGCACATCATTTTGTTGTGTCGCTTGCGTGTCTTGACTAAAAAAAGATGTAAAAATGCCCATTGCAAGACTTACGCCCTTCAATGATTTTGCCTTTTCTGTAAATGATTTTTTCATAGCCACCTCGTTATTTCAGGCGGATCATAGTTTAACTTGCTGTATTCTGCAAGTAAAAACCCCGATTGTTCGGGGCTTTTCAACTGGGTCACAAACTGGGTACTGGGTCACTTATCCCAATATCGACTGCGTGCTTTCGCTTGGGCGTTGCGTTGTTGCTTTTCAAGCTCTCGTGCGACAAGGCGAGCAATCTCTTCAGCACTCTGCCCTGCGGTTGCATTGACGGTGATATTGACCGACTGATTAACAGGCGGTGGGGCTTGCCGTTGGATTTGCGTTGGGGCAATCAGCGGACGGTTATCCACTTTTACCACAGGCATAGGTTGTGCCAGTGCTACCGTAGAAGCTAAAGCAGCCATACCTGCAATACCGCCGTAATTTAAGCGGTTGAGATTCGCCACACCAATTCGGCTTGTGGCTTCTTTGGTCATAATGTACTCGCCGCCGTGATAAATCCCTTTTGGTTCAAACTTACCACCGTTACCAGCATAACCACCTGACCATTTTGGTTTATTTGGCACATTGTTAGAGCTTGGATCATAATTCGGGTCGTACATCATATTTGCCATATTGGCAGTATTTTCAATTTGTTTGGCGTGTTCAGGAGTAACAATACTTGATGCAATTTTTTGAACATTATCAACAATCCATTTAAACGCATCTATCATTAACATTAATGGCGTAAGTGCTAATTCAATCCCTTTAGCCACGATTTCACCAAAACTTTTACCTGCTTCTGCCGCTTTATTGAGGCTTTCCGCACTTTCGTTTGCCGGTGCGAAAAAGTCACCAATCCACTTCACCGCCTTTTCAATCCAACCACAAACGACACCAAATAAATCTCCAAGTGGTGTGAATTTTTCAAGCACTGGTGCAAGCCCTTGTTTTAATCCCTCCCAAAATCCACCGAAAAAGGCTTTGACTTTTTCCCAATTATTATACAAGGCGATACCAGCAAGAGATATTGCTGTAATCGCTAATCCAATTGGTGAAAAAATGCCGAGCAATAATTTCAATGATGAAAATAGAAACTTAATAACTGCCCAAAGTTTAAATATTGCACCTTTCGCTAAATTTATCCAAAAGACTTTAGTTTTAAGCAAAGGGAAAAATTGTCTTAACTTACTTTCTAACTTTATAAATCCAATTTGTAGTAATGTCGGCAAATTTTGAATTTTATTCGGAACTTTAGATACAGTATTTTTAAAAGTTATAAATTTACTTTTTGCATAACTCGTGGTGGTTGAATATTGATATAGAGCTTTATTTGCTAATCTACATTTTTTATGATTATCAAATAATACTTTATTAAATAAGGTTGTGATGCCACTTAAATGCCCGAAACCATAAATTAAACGAGCAACAGGATATAAGGCAAAACTTAATACCATTGCCAAACCGCCGAAAATCGTCAGACCTGAACCTAAAATTGCCGACCATTGCACAAAGGTTGCAATAGCACCTTTATTTTCTCGTGCAAATTCAGCCACCCATTTCACTGCGGCAAAGATTTTCTCACCAAATGCCCAAAGCCCTTGTGAGATCTCCATAATGACAGAACCGAATGCCTCTGCCCATTTTTTTAATTCGCCGTTTTGTTGCATTTTGTCTAGGGTATCTAAAACCCCTTGAATTTTGTCTTTAATCCAATCAAATGCACCTGTTTCCATTACTTGCATTTGAAAGTTTGTCCATACATCGCCTAACTTTGACCAAATGCCTAATAATGTTTTTGATTGCTTTTCAGCAGCACCTTTGTATTTATTATTCCAAATTGCTTGTAACGTACTTTCAATTTGTTTGCGGTTGTTTTTATCAACCTTAGCAACTTGTTGTTTTCCGTCCTTATCTGTATAGGTATATTCAATAAAATTTGTCCCTTTTACAACGGCACCTTTAATACCAAATTCTTTTAAACGTTCATTTTCACCCGTTACTGCGTCAGCAATGGCTTCCACCGCTTGCATTACTGGCTTACCCATCGCAGCGGAGGTATCTGATAAGGTGTGCATTAAGCCGTTAGTTGGATCTAAACCGTAGGCTTTTAATCGTACAAAGGCTTCCATTGCGTCATCTAAATTCGCTGGCGTATCTACGGCAAACTGTTTTACCCATTCAAAACTTTGATTAGCTTTTTCACTTGAGCCTTCAACCGTTTCGAGTATGGTTTTAAACTGCTCAAATTTACCTGCCGTTTGTGTCATTCCTACAACACTTTTTCCCATACCAACCACAGGGGCAAGCAAGATCGCACCACTTACCATTGATCGCTGTCCTAAATTTTGTAGGCTTTCACTGGTATTTCTTAATTTATCGACATTTTGCCGATAATTTTCATTTCGCTGTTTGACTTTATTTAAACGTTCTAATGCTTGCCGTTGTTTATCAATAGCTTGATTAGCTTTATTTATTTTTTCCGCTAGCGATAATTCACTATTAGATAAATCTTTAATATGAATACCGCTTGTTTTTAATTCCTGTTTTAATTTCCGGAAAATTAAAAGTTGTTTGGCTTTTTCAGTGCGAGATTGTTTTAATATATTACTTTCTTTAGTGAGCGTTTTACTTGTAACAGAAATATTCTGAGTTAATTTTTCATATTCCCGTTGCATTTTTGCGATATTACGATCCACTTGCAATGTTTTTTCAGAAAGTCCTCCCCTGAAATTAATTTTTGATAATTTCTCTTTTCTGCCTGAATTTGGATTTTTAAATCAACCTTCTGCTTTTTCATCTTCTCAAGTTTACCTGTCAGATCACCAACTTTATTTGTAGTTTTCTGAATGGTTTCACTCGCTTTTTGAAGATTGGTTTGCATTGTTTTAAATGTGCCGATTTTGCCTTGCACCTTTTCCAACTCACGCACGGCATCTTTACTTGCTTTTAAGGTGGCTGATAGCTTTTCCGCCTGCTTACTTGCATTTTTAAAAGGGGCAGAAAGTTTATCGATCGCACTTAACAACACTTCTAATTTCAAATTGCTCATCATTTTTTCTCTTTTTATTGACAATAGATCCGTTTTCGCTCAATAATTCACAAAAACAAGGGGGCGTTTATGGAACTATTACTTATTCCAATAGCATTAATTTGTTTTGGTGCTTTCTTAGGTTTGGGAATTTCAATCGCTTTAGGAGCGATGACAACTCTAGGAACGATTTTGGTTGCCATACTGAGTTTTTTCTCAAATTTTATTGGATTATCTCTTGCTCTTATTTTGGTATCTCTCTACTTTTTACTACCAACTACTGGCTTTGTTGTTGTATTAGTTGGATTTATCATTTTCTTTATTGTGGCGTGGTTTGCAGCCGATGATGAAGTTGTAAAAGATGATCTCGCTAAAAAAGGCATTAAATATAAAGATAATGAAAAACTCATTGAAAAATATCACTCTAAGGCGGTCTAACCGCCTTTTTTACTGTCCTGCCAACGCCTTAATCACAAAATTTTCAATCATTTCAATATCTTCATCGGTAAAGCCTAACAACTCACGCTGATCGTATTTCACCTTCCAATTTGCACTTCTCACCACTCGACCTTTTAACCCGTACTGGTGAATTTGTGCAATATGTGCGTCACTGCCACTGTAACCCAACTCGATATTATCCCCAGCGGTTCTTAACTTCATAAATCGGGCTGACTTCAATTTTAAGAACATTGCATTTTGTTTAATCTTTCCCTTGCGTTTCTTACGTTGTACTTTGCGTGGCGTGTACGACGAGCCGTCAGGATTTTGCTGTGCGGTAATACGTCTGCGTTGGCTACGAGCCAATTCACGCCCGATTTGTTGATATAGCAACCGTCGCCGTGGTTTGCTGATATTTTTGAGCAACGCATTAAACGCTGATTTAACTTTGATAATGTCGTCTGTCGCCATTATTCCATCGCTCCCATTCGCTCATACACCTGTTCCCCTTTCACAAAATAGTCAGCCGTTCCAGAGGTTGCCATTCGGTCGGCTGTGGCTCTTCGGCGTGGTGAACTTGGTAATGATCGCCTTCTTGTTTGACAATAACACGCTCGGTCAGTGGGATTTTGATGTAAATATCGTGGGTGGCGTTGTTGTTTGGGTCAATTTCAAAGGTGATACTGTCCTGTTTGTTGGGATTGGTCATCAGCTCCGATTGTTGCAAGCGGATAAATTCCATCACAGGCACAAACAGTAAATCAGGGTGTTCAGGGAAATCTTCCACCACAATTTCTAAGTCGTAGAGATATTGGTAGCTAAGTGATGTCGCCCCTGTCGCCCAGATTTTGCCGTTGGCATAGTAAATCTGTAATTGCTCAGGTTTTTTCGCAAAATAAGGAATGGTTTTGGTGAGCAGGTCACGCAATTTGTCTGGTTTAATCATTTGCGATAGCCTTTTTGTTTGTATTCATAAATTTGTTGGCAATCAATGCAACGGGTGCAACCTTGCACGTTTTGGCGACGGGCTTCGGGAATTGGTTCGTCGCAATCTTCGCAATGGGTCAGGCTACAAGCGGTCGGTTTGTTGCGAAGTTTTGCAAGGGCAAGCTCTCTTTCTTTTTCGGCAAGCTCATTGGCTCGGTCAATTTGGTCTTTCATCGCTTTTTCTCGTTGAGTTAAATAGCGATATTGTGAGTAAGTAGCAAAGGTGGGGCGAATGGTTGTGGGTGTGGATTTGGGGGTAACAAAAAAGCGACTAGTGTCGCTTTATTTAACTGACAATATTTCGATAATAGAAAAATTGTTCTGCAATGTGTCGGAAATGTTTCATTATTACACGATGATTTTCTTCTCGTTGAGCTGCAATTTTATGGGCTAATGGTTCAGGTAAAATGGTAATAAGTAAATAATCTGAGCCATCTTCAACATACACAAGACAAGTATCACTCGTTCGGCGTTGCCCTGTTTGCCAATGTTTATCCCAATTTATTTTATCAAGGATATTAATAACGGGAACAAGATGAACGTGTCTTAATCCTGATTGAATAGGGGTATAAAACCCATCTTTGCCAAAATGATAGCTACTATTTTCGCCATTTTGTTTCCAATATTTAAACTGTTCAATAAAGAATTGTTTATCTTCTTCATCGGAAAATGCCATATTGAAGAGTTGCGTATATGCAACATTCATTTAATCAGCACCATTGCTCGCATTAGACTTTCTTCTGTCATTTGCTGTGCATAACGTTCAACATTCGCAAACACTTTATATTCTTGTGGGCTGAGTGCTGGCACTTCACGCAATGGCTTTTGGTGTGTTTCAACCACTGCAAATACTGCATTATGCGGCACTTGCGCCATAGGTTGAGCTTGTAAAATAATCATTGTTTTTCTCCGCTTTGTAAAGGGAATAGTTGGATCCTAACGTTGAATAAGAAAATTGTCAATTTACGACCAAAAGCCTTGATTGGTCGGGACTTTGCGTTCTAACATTTTGATTTGATTGTTTTAATTGCTGTTGTAGTACCAACAGAGCATTTTTTTGAATTTCTTCTTTGGTTTTACCGACAATTCGTGTGCCACCGACTTGTTTTGTGCGATCAACAATTTCACGAATATAAGGTGCATTTTTATTCATATTGCCCCTCCATTACATAGAAAACGTACAATATATTTTGCATTGTCGGCTTTTTATTTTCATCTGTCAATAAAAAGCCCCGACTAGTCGGGGCAATCATTATTCTGTAATACGTTTATTATAACCTTCCACACACGCTTCCCAGCCTTGAATTTCAACCTGACAAAGCTCAATGGTCGTTAAACTTTGGTCGAGAGATTTTGCAAGATCAGCGTTGGTTTTTATCTCGAACTTGGGGCTGTGGCACTGCTTTATTTGGGGGCAAAGGAGCGGAATTGGCTTTACTGTTCGATACTGTATCGCTTCTTTGGTTGAGCAACCGACTAACGTCAGTAGGCACAGGCTGATAGCTCCAAGATGAATTGTTTTCCAGTTCAAGTAAAATTTCATTGGTGCGTTTCTCCGCTTGGGTGAGCTTAGTTAAAACTTGTTGATGTAATTTATCCACCTGCTTTTGATACTGCAGAATATGTTGGTTTGCCTGTTCTAGCTGGTTGGCTAGGCTTTGGTTATCCGCTCGCACTAAAGCAATTTCTTCTTGTTTGGATTGGTTGTCCGCCTGCAGTGTTTTGCGTTCATAACAGAGAAAGGCATTAATGCAGACACCAATCAGCAAGGCGATAATCATCGCTTTGCCAAAACTTTTCTCAATCATACCGCTTATAATGCTAAACATAATGCTTTTTCCTTTTCACGTCGGATTTCTAAGCCACGCAGTTTTTTGCCATTGGCATAAACCCAACGACTAAACTGTTCACACATTGCAGGGCTGTAACCTTGATTGGCGAGTTTGAACAAGGTCGAATGTCGCATTGTTCCACAACCTGCATTGAAGGTAATAGATGTCAAAGCATCAAACGCCCCTTGTGGCATTTTTTTGCCGTTGGCGTAGCGGTTTACGCACCGTTCCGCTTCGGCTAAATCTTTTGCCCAGCGGTCAGCAATTTCTTTGTCGCTGTAAATTTTGCGTTCAATCTTACCGCTTGTGGCTTCGGTCGAGCCAATGCCGACGGTGAGTATATTCGCAGGGCAAACATAAGGATCTCGTCTGCACCCTTCAGTGTTGCCGATAATGTCTAAGCCTTTTGGACTGGTGCGGATTTCAGGGTGATTAAGCTGTACTAAGCCGATAATCGCACCGATACCGCAGACCATCGCTCCGCCGAATTTAAGATTTTTGTTCATCGTCTAAAATGTCCTTTAAGTTGATTTTATAACGCTCAAGGGCTTTTTCTTTCAGTTTGATTTCTCGGTCTTTGTAGTACCAATTCATCAATAGGGTAAACAAGCCGAATAAAATCCCCATTATTACGCCCCGTCGGCTGCGTGGTTTGCTCTGTTTATTCGGTGTCGGCTTGGTTTAACTGCTTCCGAAGTTTTTTAACACTGCCTTGCACACCGATGTTTAAATTCAGTTCTAATGCCCGTTCTAAGTAGCTGAGTGCCGTTTCAGGTTGTGTCGTTTCAAGTAGCAAGCCGATTTCACGGTAGAGCCTTGCTCGACTTTCGTCTGGCATATCTTTCTCTTTGGTGAGTTCGTCCACTCGTAACAAGTAGCTCACTTCAAACGGCTTTTGCACCTTCTGGGCTTTTTTCGCAGCGTCAGCAAACTCTTCAGCAAGCATTGAGCAAAGCGAACGACTAAAGCCGTCAGGCAAAATGTTAGGTCTTGATGAATGGCGTAATCGGCAATTTGTAAAGCAAGATGATACTCACCACAATCCACCGACCATACTTGCCACGTCATCAGTACATTGTCCTGTTTGCCGTTGCCCGCACTCAATGCCCCTTCAATCCACGGCAAATAGTGGTGCAGAATGCTTTTTTTATAACTGGCTCGCTGTTCCATTGAGGCAATGGCTTTCAGGTCTTTTTTATGACGGGCCAGCAAATAAAGCATTTTTTCGTATTCGTCGAGGTTTTCTAGTTGAGCTTGCTCAGAAGATTGAGCAAGCTCCGCAGTTACTCGCAAATAGTGGGCTTGAGTTGGTCGCATTAACCGCCTACTCCAGTAGTATCAGGTGAAGCGAGCATACTAATGTTTTTCAACAATGCGACTTGTGCATAATTTTCGACAACGAAATCATCGTTAGAAGAAACGAAATTTTTACCCGTAAAAATGTGGTTGTAATCCACACCGTTGTCTTGTGCTACACCTGCAAGGTAAGTGTTAAATTTGGTCGCTGTTTCTGGTCTCATATTCTGTCCTTTTTAGAAAACACGTTCATTATTTAATTCACCACCCGTAATTTCAGGGCGTGGCGTGTAGCCGTGTTCTGGCTCACTGCCGATAACATCAACACGGCTTTGTAAAGCGGTGAGATCGGCGGATAATTTTTCAAAATCTGCACGCAATGCGACTTTTTCCGCTTCGGCTTGTTTTAGCTTCTCTTCTAGCTCTGTAAATTTTCCGCTAAAAGCAACTGTGCCTGTTCATGTTCAGCAAAACGAGCTTCAACGTCGGCTTTATGTTGGGCTGTGTCAGCTTTTTCTTTACTAAACATCGCTTTCATTTTTTCAAAGAATGACACTGGCTCTTCTGCAAAGGTAAGCGAACATTCCACCGCTTCAGTGGTAAAGATTTCGCCTTGCTGTTCACCATTTTTCGTTGTGAAAGAGAGATATTGGGTGCCTAAGCTTGCTGGCGTGTCAGTCACCGCTAAACCTGTCAAATAGGCTTTGCCTGTTTTGGCAAAATTGGTGCGGACTTCGATTGAGGTGTAAACCTTCTGCTTACTCTTCACTAACTCGACTAATTCATCCGTTGGCTCAATTTGTGCATAAAGCTGTAATTTGCCTTCGTCATTCTCTTCTGCCTTAACGGCTAACACATCACCGTAGCATTTTGAATGGGCAAGTTCAGGGTCGAACCAAAACAAGTGAAAATGTTCAAGGTTGATACGAGCGCCGTAGGTTTTCGGGTCGTACGTTTCGGCAATATCAGAAAGCCACTGGCGTTCGATCTGACGACCGTCCACCGTTGCTCCTTCTGTGGCTACCACAAACCAGTTGGATTTTTTCGGCATAAATGCTTCCTCGAAATGAGAATGTTCAAAATTGCCGATATGGTGATTGGATTTTCAAACAGGTGCAAAGCGTTGCGGTTGTTAAGCAGGATTTAACAAAGGGGACTGTTCTACAAACGCCGTCCGTTTCATAACAATAGCCATATTTTCAACGATGACGCAAAACAATGACGGATATTGCAACAAACCAAGCGGAAAAGACCGCTTTAATTAATATGAATACCCACCGTGAAGCACAATTAAAGTATTGGGCTGGCTATTCACTCACGGAAATTGCCAAAATGCTTAACATTCCTGTGTCCACTATCGCCAGCTGGAAAAAACGGGAAAAATGGGACGAAGCACCTTTGTTTGAACGTGTGAGCGGTAATATTGAGAGCCGTTATATGTTGCTGTTACAAAAGGACGTTAAAACAGGGTACGATTTTAAAGAGTTGGATTTTTTAATGCACCGCCGAGAGTAGAAGGCGGTGATTATCGTGTGTTGCATACGGATACTTTTCCTGCTCGGCGGTAATGTACCTCTTGCATTTTGCATTGTGCGAGCTTGCACAAACATCAAGGTCAAATGTTCTGTAGAAGATCAGACTTGATCTGACAAATCATTATAAAAATGAGAGTTTCCCGTTTAGAATATGAGTGTCTAAAATTCAATCTAAACAAAAAAGGAAACTCTCATGTTTTATTACTTACAATCCGCTCATTAAACACAAGACTGGTTTACTCAATTTAGCAGAAGAGCTCGGAAACATTTCTCAAGCTTGTAAAGCGATGGGAATGAGCCGAGATACATTCTATCGCTATCAACAAGCCGTAGAGCAAGGCGGTGTTGAAGCATTACTTAATCAAACTCGTCGGGTACCGAATATCAAAAATCGAGTAGACGAGCACATTGAGCAAGCGGTTGTAAAATTTGCCTTGGATTTTCCAGCTTACTTATCAGCAAACATTTGTTGA